ACACGCGTGCTGTTTCTCTATAGTCCATTTCTGTCGCCATCTCAGCGACTTTAACCTCCACGAGAGCACTATGACGTTGGTACTTTCCAATGCCTAGCCATTCGTTTAAGGGGTGCCGCAAGGTACCTCTACCATCACGCATGGTTGTGTGACGATAAGTGACCGGGCCAAAGCTGAAATTCACTGTTTTACTGTCGGTATGAACGTTTTCCCAACCCTCATCACAACGGTTCTTTTTCATCGTCTGATTAATTTCTGTCAGTACGTCTCCAAGCGCCTCTGACATCGTTTCAAACATGTATAATTTCAAGTCTTCCTCAAACTGAATTAAATCGGTTGTTCCCCTTAACATTTCAATAATATCTGATATAATTTGTCTCATGAGAGAGCGCCTCTTTTCTAATGTGTATTGGTGTATACATTGATATTACGGCACTCTCTCTATTTTTGTCTACTAAAAAAGGAACCCTCGAGAACTATTTTACACTTACCCTCTCATCATACACAGAATTACCAGATTCTCCACCACAGCGGATCGCCCGGTCAAGAGCCATGATTGTGGCCACAGCTCCGTCAATCTTCTCTGTGGATTTTTCTTTGTCTGCTTTGATGTTACCAGCAGGATCGGTTCTAATAAAAATGTTATCCATCATCCAGCGGAGAACAGGGTGACCACCGTGAGCGATTTTCTGCTCTAGTGTGAGTTTCATTAGTTCCTTAGTTGGTGGTGACATGTCTTTAAATCCCTGACCAAAAGGGACAACTGTGAATCCTAAATTCTCTAAGTTCTGAGTCATTTGAACTGCTCCCCAACGGTCAAAGGCAATCTCCCGAATGTTATACTTCATTCCAAGCTCCTCGATGAAAGCCTCAATAAAACCGTAGTGAACAACGTTGCCTTCCGTAGTTAAAAGGAAGCCTCGTTTTTCCCATACATCATAATTCACGTGATCCCGTCTAACCCTAAGGTCAATGCTGTCTTCTGGAATCCAGAAGTATGGAAGGACCACATACTTGTCATCTTCATCCTGTGGAGGGAATACGAGTACGAAGGCAGTAATATCTGTGGATGAAGAAAGGTCCAGTCCGCCATAGCAGGCGCGGCCCTTAAGGGTTTCTGGATTAACAGGAAAAGCACAAGCATCCCATTTATCCATAGGCATCCAACGAATAGCCTGCTTCACCCATTGATTGAGTCGAAGCTGCCTGAAGCTGTTTTCTTCCGCAGGGTTTTGTCTTGCGGATTCATAGGCTGCCTTCACCTTATCCATGCTGACAGTGATGCCAAGGGATGGATTTGCTTTCTTCCAGACCTTTGGATCGGACCAGTCATCTTCAAGATCTGCACCATAAATGACTGGGTAGAAGGTAGGGTCGTTTTTCCTTCCTGCCATGATGTCTAGAGCTTTTTGATGAACCTCCCAGCAGATACTGTTTTGATTATCTCCCGCAGTGGTGATTAGAAAGTACAAGGGCTGCATCTTGGCATCACCACTACCTTTGGTCATAACATCATATAGCTTTCGGTTTGGTTGAGTGTGGAGCTCATCAAAGACAACTCCATGGGTGTTGAAGCCGTGCTTGTTTCCAACATCGGCAGAGAGCACTTGATAGATGCTTCCGGTGGGTTGGTAGATCAGTCTTTTCTGTGAGTCCAGAATCTTAACCCTCTTGGATAAGGCAGGGCACATACGAACCATGTCCGCTGCCACGTTAAAAACGATAGAGGCTTGGTTACGATCTGCAGCGCAGCCATAAACCTCAGCACGTTCTTCGTTATCTCCACAGGTTAAGAGCAGGGCAACAGCCGCCGCGAGCTCACTTTTTCCCATCTTCTTTGGTATTTCTACATAAGCAGTATTAAATTGGCGATAGCCATTTGGTTTTATGGTTCCAAATAAATCCCTGATGATTTGCTCTTGCCAATCTATTAGTTCAAAGGGCTTTCCTGCCCAGGTTCCTTTGGTATGGGAGAGGCATTCAATAAAACCAACTGCATAGTCCGCCATCTCCTTGCTGTAATGGGAATCTTTCGCCATGTATGAGGTTGGTTTATATTTCTTTAGTTTTCGGATATGCGGACACCTCCCTCTATAAAATAAGTTATTCTTAAAATTACGCTGATTTACTCCATTTTTCTATCCAATACGATATTAAACCACAGATTAGTAAAACCTAA